GCTCGGCGGTCGCACTGAGCGCCGCAGGAGCCGCAGGCGCCACCTCACCCGCATCCGACGGCATCTGCGCCGTCAATTCCTGCATGACGGAAGTCATGTCCTCGTGAATACTGGTCTCTTCCTGGGCGCCCGTGTTTTCTTTCATGGTAGGGTTTCCTCGTGCACTCTTTGGGGCTTGTAACCTTGCTTGCAGTCATCAATTGCTGCCAAGGTATCGCGTTTTATTTCTTCTTTGTCTGGCGCTATCGTGAAATCTCGATTCGAGAAATTCTTTATATCCTCGTCGCTGTAACCTTCATTGAGATTGACTACGTTATTTCGCCTATTATGCTCCGCCAACGTCGCGGGCGACGTAATAGGTGTCCCATCCAAGCAAGAGCGGAACGCTCTGAACTCACTGCCCGTCACATACGCCGCCGGTGCGGAGAGGATGACTTTCGCCATCGACATCTCGCAGATTGGACAAGTCGGCACCTCCTCACACTGCGCTACCGGGCGGACATAGGTCGTCCGGAAATGGCAGGCATGGCACATCGCATCGTAGGTCGGCACCCTTATGCCCCATCCTTCGGCGTGTTGCGTTTGCGCGGCTTGGGCCCGGACCCCGTAACCACTTCCTCGGGTACGGGCTCGGGTACGGGCTCGGGTACGGGCTCGGGTACGGGCTCGGGGAAAACGTCGCGCAGCGTCGGGCGGGAATAATGCCCCGTCGCGTTATCCGGGTATTGAATTTCCATTCTGGGCCTCTGTTAGGGTGCGGTGCTGAGAAAGTAAAGTTGCAATGACCTCATGTACCTTCTTGAAGGGTTGCTCGGCGAGGGCGTCGAGCACAATCTGTAATTCGGCAATGGACAGCTTATATTTCAGGTCTTCAACCATTGAACTCACCTTTTAGATCCATGACTGTCGCGCCCAGAGAGAGCGCGCCCTTTTCCTTGGCTATCTGTAGCTCAACCTGCGCCTTTTCCAGCTCTAGTTGATACTTGGCCGCCAGATATTCAAGCTCCAAATTCGCCTTTTGCTGCTTGTATTGCAGCTCTTGTTGCTGCGCTTCCGATGATTGGCGCATCTCCTGCTCGGAGACCGCCAATTTACCCACGCTCTCCTGTTGCCGTAGCTGCGCGTCCTGCGCGTCCTGCTGCATTTCCATTTGCAGCTTCTGCATTTCCATTTGCATCTTCTGCTGACTCATCTGCAATTCCATTTGCGCCTGTTGCGCCTCTGGACTCGGCGGGGGCGGCTGTGGTGGCTGCTGGGATGCCTTCAACAAAGCATCCAATTGCTGGTCTACCCAGCCCTCCATCTCAGCCGCCCCCTTGAACCCGGCGATGGAGAATTTCACCATCTGCAACAATAACGGGCCTAGCTCGGGCGCATCCCGGATGGCCGGCACCGCCGAATTGAGGAATTGACTCATCGCTTGCATGAATTCGAGTCGCTGACTCTTCTCCATCGCCCAATCCGCCTGCGTCAGGCTGTCCGCCCCGATATCCACGTTGTACTTCAACAAGAAATCATTGCGCAGGATCGCCACGGCTTGTGGTATGAATTGCAGGTCCGGTTGGGGCAAATCGCCCACGACCAATTGCAGCTTCTGGTCACTGTACAGTTGACACACCAGCTCACCCACGATGCGCAAGGTATCCCGAACAAAGGTCGCCACGTCCCGCTGATACTGATTCATGCGGACACTGGCAAATTGCGCCTTGATGCCCTGCGCCGCAGCGGTCTCATACGGATTGCTTGCTCCGCGCAAGATGTCCGACATTCCCGTCACTTCATAGAGTGTCTGCTTGGTAAATTCATACGCCGCCTGAAGCTGTTGCAGCACCGGGACGATGTGCTCCACCGGAAACCAATCAATGGTCCCCTTCGCACCCCCCTTTTCGGCAAACATGGCCCAATTATCCACCGGGATGAGCTTGTTCTCGCAGCCCTGCAACATGCGGCCAATCTCCGGGCTACCCGCATCGTATACGCCGGCCACCTTCACGGATTCGATAATTAGGTTGATGCGCGCCATCAACGTATCCATGACGATGTACTGGTCTTCCGCGATGTGAAAGTCCGGGACCGGCAAATACTTAACCGTCGTCGTGTTGGCAATCAATGGAGCTGGGCACGGGAAAAAATTCGTCAGGCGGAGTGGGTCTTCCAGCTCCAGTAAAGGCTTCTCAGCACCCTTTGCCCAATGAATTACTTTCTTGGTCGTCCTGTCCCAAATCTCATAGACGCAGTAAGTACCCTGCTCTATCTCCTTCGGCGTCATGGCGTCGCGCTCGGGCGTAGTGGAGAGCACCGCCTCCCCCTCCTCGCCGTAGCGGGACCTAACCTCAGCCATCGTCAAGTGCAACCGGCGACCGACCCAGTTAACCCCGACCCAGGTCCGCGCGGGCTGGTACAGGAAATCTTCCCAGTACACAGTGTCAACCGCCACTTGCTCGGGCGCCACCTCCGTCGCCCCTTGGAACCGAACCCAAAGTTGCCCCACACCCGGCACCAAGCGGTCCAGAATCGCCGACTTTATCGCCGCGTCGAACCACGGGGCGCAGTGCACTTCGTACGTCAACGCACGCTGTAAAATCAGCGCCGCCACCCGCGAGGCCTCATCCTCCGTCTCCCCCTTATGCAACCGCGACACGTCCGGACGCGGTAAGCTGTTGTACAGACTCGCCGCTATGGTGTTCGTGTTGGAAAAGAAAATGTTGACCCGCCGCAGCCCGACGGCGCTGGCGTAGGTGTCCGCATCCCGGTCGTCGGCATACCGCGCGTAAATCTGCCGGCCACGCTTCCAGGAGCCCTGCATGAACTTCTCGGCTTTGGCAATCTCCGTGCCCCAATCCGCACCTGCTGGATGCATCAGGTTTGTGCTCCTCTTTTTGTTATGCTACCTGGCTTGAACGAGGGCAGCGTCACGAGATCCTGTCCGAGCGCACGCGCTGACTCCGGTCGGCGTAGAGCGACTCCAAATTCAACGCCGCGCCGCGCCGCGCGCCTGGGCGCAACGTCACCACGCGACCCTTCTCACCGCTCCCGGCACCCCGCCCCATGATGGCGCTGTACCGAAACCCGTCGGCGGCGTGACTGTGCTTATCGTGCTTGGGCGATGCCCGAAATACTTCGTTTTTCTCATCATATTCCCTCGAATACAACTTCAAATGGTCATAACTCGCCATCACGCCCGGCGACTCGCTATTAAAATAACTTATGGGCAAGATTTTCCGTACCGCCTGTACCCCGTCCTGAAAGCTCAGTGACGGTACTTTCTGGTAGCGCACGTCCAGGGCGTGGAACTGCTCCATCACGGATTTCCCCGTCTGGAAGCTCTTCGCCTTCGCGTCATGCGGCAGGCCGATGGGTGCGTACTGGTACGGAAACCCCCGCAGGATGGCCACCACGTCCGCCACGTCCAGGCCGGGGATCGAAAACGCCTCCAAATACCGCCGCTCGCCCGCGATTTCCTGCCAAAACCACGCGGCGCAGTCGTCCGTGTGCCCGATGTCCATCGCCACTTGCACCAAGTAGGCCGGGTCCCAGGCGATGGGCCGCACGTGGTCGGCGTGCTGGTTCAAAAGCTTACCGTAATAGCTCCCGCGCACCGCCGCGTCGAACGAGCACTCAAACTCCTGCTGAAACTCGTCCCCGTCCATCTCATCCCGCGCCAGTTGCAACGCCGCCGGACTTAGCGCGGTCGTGTCGTGGCAGGTCAGGCGCAACGAGAACCACGTTGCTTCGTGCAACGACCGCTGATACAGGCTGTAGAAGCTGTTCCGCCCCTTGGGGGTGCCGATGAACACCACCCAACCCTCTCGGTCCAACAGCGCCGGCAGTACGATCGAAGTGAACACCGTCCCCGGAATGTCCCCCATCTCGTCGAAGACCACCCCGTCAAAGTACAGCCCGCGCAAACTGTCCGGGTTGTCGGCCCCGAACAACCGAATAATGGCCCCGTTCGGCAACTTCACCGACAACTCGCTCTCGCGCACCTCCTCCGAAAAGTTAGCCACGGCCTGCTTCAGGTAGGCCCACGCGATGGCCTTGGCCTGCGCGTAAAACGGGGCGACGAACGCGAAGAACGGGCGCTCCTTACCCGAGCGCAACGCTTTCGCCACCATGTCATTGACACAGGCGACTGTCTTCCCCGTACGTCGCGAACAGACGAGGCAAGCAAAGCGCTGGTGGCGCTGGTGGAAGGCCACGAACCATTTACGGGGCACGTAGTCGTGCAGCACCAGATTGTCCGCACTCACTCCACATACTCCGCATCCGTCGCGCTGGCGTCAAATGCGTCAAAGTCATCCACGGCGTACGCCACACGCTCGACTCTCGGCGCACCATCCAGGGGCGATTCCGGCACTGCCGTCGTGATGTGCACCACCCGACCCTCTATCTTCTTCTGCACTTCCTTCGGGAACAACTTCGTCAGCAACTTCAGGAATTCGTGGTAATTCTTTTCCTCGTTGGCCCACAACGTTAACCGGGAGATACCCCCGACCAGCTCAAACGTCTCTAGAAAGGCTTGCTCCATGCCCCGCCGCGAATAAATGCGGGTGGGTCGGGCGGGGCTCGGCCCGTCGGAGGGTGGGGGGGAGAGATGCGGAAAGTTGGCCACGCACAAAGCCTCACACAATAAGGGGCAAGTTATCGACAGCATACCACAACCGGTGGGGGCGATGGCAAAGATCTAAGCGTGGGGCGATGGGGGCTTAGTACTCGGGGCTTATGGTAGTAATACTATGGGTGGGGAGTTGAGAACTTTGTACTTGGCAGGGGGGAGTACCTGTATACCACCCCCCTGTTTTTTCGCAGGGGGGTGGGGGGTCAGATCTCGGACCTCAGGCGCGTACCCGCCAAACGCCGAGTACGCAGTAAATGACCCCTACCCACTACCCTAGTACCGGGCACGTAGCGCTTTGGGCTTAGAGGGGCATCTCAGGGTCATAGTGCTGTGTTCTGGGCATTACGCTGGGTGGGTTGCGTGTTCTGGGCATTACGCTGGGCGCTGAGCAGGTTGAGGGGGGTCGCGCTGAGGGGGGGTCGCGCTGAGTGGGGTCGCGCTGAGGGGGGTCGCGCTGAGTGGGGTCGCGCTGAGTGGGGTCGCGCTGAGTGGGGTCGCGCTGAGTGGGGTGGGCCAACCTCGGTCTAGTGGTCGGATGAGTGGCCGAATATTGGGGCCAAATCGCCCAAAACACTGCTCATTGTGCGCTGCACTAAACGGGTGGGCTGAATGGTGTTTTTTACGGGTTCGGTTGGAGCGCACCGTTCCCCCGCTTCCCGTTCCCCACGTAAATTCCTATCCGTCCCTTTTTCTACTCTTTTATGTGTAGTGTTATTTCGTACTTCCTCTTTTTATATATATTATATATTTTATAAGGGAATAAGGGAGTAGGGAAAAGGCAGCACCAAGTGCTTGATTCTACCGTAAATAAAAAAACCCACCCTCCGTTCCCCCGCCGGCACCGACCGGCGCGCCACCTCCCGTGGGAGACCACCCAAGCACCAAGAATATTTCCAAAAAGTGCACTCAGGGAAGGGAATCAGGGAATGAACGATGTTTTCCTATTCCCCGGCTCAAAACCGGCCCCCTCGCCGGCAAATTCCAAAAAAGCCGGGGAAGGATTTTGACCCAATTAAACGGCGCTCAATACCCCCATTTCCGCCCAATTAAACGGCGCTCAATACCCCCATTTCCGCCCCATTTGAACGGCGTTCCGGGCACTTAGCTAAACATCGCTCAGAACCCCCGCACCATCCAATTCCACCCCCGCACCATCCAATTCCACCCCTAGCCCTTCCTTATATAGCGCCGCGCGCGCTATATTCCCGCGCCTCGCGTCAGGCATATAGTTAGTATAACTAAATAGTAGTTGCACCATGCTGAGTGGGTGGTTATGCTCCTCTCCACACACCCACTCAGCGTCCCGCCCCCACCCAGGAGCAACAAGCATGAGCACGATTAAGATCTACGACGAAGGCGGCAACGAGCTAGTCGCCCGGCCGGAGACGGGTTACTGGCAGGAACGCACTTACGACGCAGCGGGCATGGAGCTGTCCAGTCGGGACAGTGATGGCACCTGGAGCGAATGCACCTGCGAGTCGCAGGGTTTTGCTTGGCATGTGCATACCTACAATGCGCAAGATCTCGTCATCGCCTATCGCGACAGTAATGGCACTCGTTACGTGTGCACCTACGACGCACTCGGGAACATCCTGACCTACAAGGGCAACAACAATTCATGGCGCGTGTACACCCGCGACGCCAACGGCCGTGAGTTAACCTATCGCGACAGTGACGGCATTCGCCGTGGCTACCAGGAGCAACAAGCATGAGCACGATTAAGATCTACGACGAAGGCGGCAACGAGCTAGTCGCCCGTCCTGGGACTGGCCATTGGTACGAGCACACCTACGACGCTGACGGGCGGTCCCTAACCTTTCGGGACGCCAACGGCCATTGGTACGAGCGCACCTACGACGCCAACGGGCGGGAGCTGACTTACCAAGAGAGTGGTGGTTACGGGCGTGAGCACACCTACGACGCCAACGGGAACGAGCTGACTTACCAAGAGAGTGATGGTTACTGGCGTGAGCGCACCTACGACGCTGACGGGCGGTCCCTAACCTTTCGGGACGCCACCGGCCATTGGTACGAGCACACCTACGACGCCAACGGGCGGGAGCTAACTTACCAAGAAAATGATGGTTACTGGCGTGAGCACACCTACGACGCTGCCGGGCGGGAGCTGACTTACCAAGAGAGTGATGGTTACTGGCGTGAGCGCACCTACGACGCTGACGGCCGGTCCCTAACCTTTCGGGACAGTGGCGGCTATGAGCACGAACGCACCCGCGATGAGCAGGGGCGCGCACTAATCTATCGCGACAGCGCCGGCATTCGCCGTGGCTACCAGGAGCAACAAGCATGAGCATAAAAACAACCCGCGACGCGCTGGGGAACATCCTGACCTATCGCGACAGTGATGGTTACTGGTCCGAGCGCAGCTACGACGCTGACGGGAACGAACTGACCTACCGGACCAGCGCCGACTACTGGTATGAGCACACCTACGACGCTGCCGGGAACGAGCTGACCTACCGGGACAGTAGCGGCTATGAGCACGAGTACACCCGCGATGAGCAGGGGCGCGAACTGACCTACCGGAACAGCCGTGGCGAATGCCGTGGCTACCCGGAGCAGAAAGCATGAATCCGGTAATTACCTATGACGAGTGTGGTCGAGTCTTAACCTATCGCGACAGTGATGGCTATTGGTGCGATCACACCTATGACGTTTGGGGCCACGAGCTGACCTACGCGGACAGTAGCGGCCACGGGTGCGAGCACACCTACGACGCTGCCGGGCGCGTACTAACCTACGCAGACAGTAGTGGCCATTGGTACGAGCACACCTACGACGCTGCTGGGAACGAGCTGACCTTTCGGAACAGCGACGGCTATTGGTGCGAGCGCAGCTACGACGCCAACGGAAACGAACTGACCTTTCGCAACAGCGCCGAGACCTGGCGCGAATATACCTACGACGATGCCGGCCGGGAGTTGTCCTTTAGGACCGGCAACGGCAACGGCTACGAGCGCACATACGACGCTGCTGGGAACGAGCTGACCTACCGGAACAGCAACGGCATTCGCCGTGACTACCAGGAGCAACAAGCATGAATCCGGTAATTACCTATGACGAGTGTGGTCGAGTCTTAACCTATCGGGACGGCGACGGCTATTGGTGCGATCACACCTATGACGCTGCCGGGAACGAGCTGACCTATCGCGAAAGTACCTACGACGGCGACGGCCGCGAGCTCACCTACCGGGACAGCACTGGCTTTTCCTACGCGTACACCCGCGACGCGGATGGGAACGTGCTCACCTATCGCGACAGCACTGACTTTTTCTACGAATACACCTACGACGAGCATGGCAACATGCTCACCTACTGCGACAGCGATGACTATTCATCCGAATTCACCCGCGACGCCGCCGGCAATGAGTTGACCTATAGGAACAGCACTGGCGTACAGCGCGGCGATTCACTAACTCACGAGGAGATTTGACCATGGGCGAACGCACCTACGACGAGCATGGCAACGTGCTGACCTATAGGGGCCGCGCAGGTGACGGCGTATCCTACGAAATCACCAACGACGAGCATGGCAACGAGCTGACCTACCATGACAGCACTGGCTTTTCCTACGAACGCACCTACGACGCGGACGGGAACGCGCTGACCTACCGGGACAGCACGGGCTTTTCCTACGCGTACGCCTACGACGCTGACGGCCGCGTGTTCACCTACCGGCCGCGTGTTCACCTACCGGCCGCGTGTTCACCTACCGGGACAGCACCACAGACGAGGCTACAGAATGACCACCACGATTTACAACGACAAAACCGGCGAGGTGATAGCCAGCCGGGATGAGGTGGACGAGTGGCACGAGTGCACCCGCGACGAGGCGGGGCGTGAGCTCACCTACCGGGACAGTAAAGGCTTTTCCTACGAACGCACCTACGATGCCGCAGGCAACATCCTGACCCGCCGCGACAACACCACCGACGAGGCCACCCCATGACCACGACCACGATCTACAGCACCACCGGCGAGGCTACAGAATGACCACCTACGCAATTGGCACGGTAAACGAGATCGGACTCACTGAAATCGCCCGGTTTCTCAGCGAGACATTGAACAACCCGCCCGAGTTTTTCTCATATGGAGAGCTCGCCGCCTGGGCGAAAGATGCCGAATTTCAGATGCGCGAGGGCAACGCGGCCACAATCGAAGTCCCGGCCCGGCGGGCCTTGAGCGGGCGCACCGAGTGTTTAGTTCTTAGTGTGGCCTGTCTGGATGTTGAAACCGTAGAAATCGTAGATGACGATGAGGATCAGCCATGAACACCGAGATCTACCGCAGCCCCTCTCAAATCCGCATCGTTGTAGGCCGAGTTGCCCTGGTCGCGGTGGAGGGGCTTCCTCTGCAACTCATCCGAGAAACCCCGAAACAGGGTGGAGCGCACGCCTATCAGTTCCGACGCGGAGATCTGGAGCGTTTTGAATGTGCGCTGGAATATGTAGGTGCCACCGATTTAGAGGCGGATGCGCTCCAGGCGGAGGCCGTCAGGGAGGGGCTTCTAGGCAGCGCCCGGCCCGTATTCTCTAGCGGACGACCCGCCCCCACCCAGGAGCCCAAAGCATGACCACCACCACGATCTACAACGGCAAAACCGGCGAAGTGATCGCCAGCCGGGACGAGGCGGACGAGTGGTACGAACGCACCTACGATGATGCCGATCTGGTGCTGAGCTACCTGGACAGTAGTGACTATTGGTACGAGTACATCCGCGATGAACAGGGGATTATCCAGAGCTACATAGACTGCCTGGGCTGCTGGTACGAGTACACTCGTGACGAGCGGGGTAATATCTTGAGCTACCGGGATAATACGGGCTATTGGTACGAGTACACGCGCGATGAGCAGGGTACTATCCTGAGCTATCTGGACAACTACACGGAACCCGCCCCGCATAAGAACAATTAATCCCCACAGGTTGACCCCCATGACAGTGCATTCGTTCATACAAAGTCCATTGGACTCCTGGGAAACTTTTGTCACCGCGCTGCGTCTGACGCAGGCCGATATTGATTTACACGGGCTGCGCTTGCTATCGCCCAGCGCGGTCGCCCTGGCACTGGGCTGGGAATCTGAGGGTCACGAATCCGGCGTTCAGATCCCTTATTTTGATATGGACTCCCAGCCGCTGGGCATTTCCCGCATCCGCCTGCTGAATCATGTCGGGCGCGGGAAATACCAACAGCCCCGTGAAACGGGCTGTTTAATTTATCTCAACAAATTTGTACAGTGGCGCGCCGCCCTCCGCACGGAGTACAAAATTATTCTGGTGGAGGGTGAGAAAAAAGCGCTTGTCCTGCAAAAGTTCCTCGGTACGTCCGAGTATTTGGTCATCGCGCTCGGTGGCGTGAATTCCTATTGGGTCGATGGTTCTCTGCACCCCACATTAAAAACGCTGTGTCAGAATCGACTGGTTTACATTCTGTTCGACTTCGATGGCGGCGATATGCCCTGGAAAGCGCCGGTCTCACGCGCAATGGGCGATCTGATGAGCCTGTTACACGGGAAGGCGGGTTCTACTTGTTTGAGTCTGAATCTCTACGATGTTGTGAGCGATAAAACGCGGAAAGTCGGCATCGACGACTACCTACTGGCTGGGCCGTGGCCGGAGACCCCAGAGGCGCGGGTAAAATTGCCCGTCTGGCAGCGACTAATCGCCACCGCCGACATCCCCCCGACGGAGTGCAGTCCTCTGGCGCTTAATGCGGAGATTGCTTTCATGCGCGACTCCGCGAGCTTTTATCATTTGGAAACCCGCGCGACGTACAGCCATGAGCAGGCGAAATTGCTCTACATGCCGCGTAAAATAACCAAGATTGATGAGCAGGGCCGGGTCAAGGTCGTTCCGATGTTCGATGTGTGGCTGCACCACCCGAAGCGTTTGGAGCTTCGCGGGTTCACCTTTGACGGGGCTGATCCGAGTCAAATCACCGACTCCGGCCATGCGAATTTATGGCGCGGTTGGCGCTATGTGCCGCGCGCGGGGGACGTAGCTCCGTGGTTGAGGCACATAAAATCGCGCTTCGACGCTACCGACGCGGAGATCGCGTGGTTCCACGACCGCACAGCGTACCTGATCCAACATATTGGTGAGCGGATACCCTCTTATTACCTCCTACAATCCACGCACCACGGGACGGGAAAATCGTCCCTTTTTGAGGTTATTGGTGGGCTGATGCACCCGGAAAATGTCGTCCGGGCGTCCATGCACGACTTACGGTCGAGCCATTTCACACGCGACCAGGGCGCCATTCTCCTTATCATAAATGAAGCGTCGGAGGACCTGACAAAATCAAACAAGGAGTATATTAAAAACCGCGCTGATTCCAAAACATTATATATGAACCCCAAAGGGGTGCGTGGGTACGATGTGCCCAACGTCGCTACGCTGTGCTTCACCAGTAATAAAGACATTCCGGGGTTACTGGACGCCGACGACCGCCGCGCCGCTGTCTTCCGGTTCAAGAACTCGGACGCAAAGTCCGACGTGGGGACGCTCTTCACATGGCTGCGTGGTGGCGGGTATGACAACCTCCTGCACTGGTATTTGACCCGAGATTTGAGTCAGTTCGACCCCTTCGGCAGACCGCCCCTGTCCGGCGCGAAGCGCGACATTATCGAGGCGTCGCGGGATGCGCTGGACGAGTTTTTCATCTCATTAAGCGAGGATGATGCAGCGGGGGAGTTGTTCAGCAGCGCGCAATTCAGCCAGATGCTCGAATTGCGGGGTGCTAGGTACGGGCAAGGTGCGATCGCACTACGGGCAGAGAATTTTTTCACCCGCTTGAAGGACCCGCAGGGTGATCGCGGTCGGTTCTACATCAACAAACGGCAATACACGCTTTTTTGTCGCAAAAACTCCCCGTGGGAAACCGCCGACCGCCTAGACGTTTTCCGGCACATGGAGGGCGGCAACATCAAAAAAGACAAATTTTGAAGTATATGCCATTAAGTTAGTATAACTTTCCGGTCGTTTACTTTGGTACAACTATTAGATACACTTAACCCTGTTAAGAGGAGATAATCATGCTTAGCGCACCTTCGAGTCAATTTTATGATGTGGTCGCCGCCGCACTTGAGCGGGTACTCATACAGCATCGGGTAGTCACGCACAAACGCTGGGTCGTGGCGTCGGCAGTCGCCGCGCAAATTTACGGGGATTCCGCATACAGCCTGCGGGATGTTCGTGACGTGGGGCGCGCGTTACAGCATTTAGGGTGGGTCCGTTGTTATCGTAACGGGTCCGTGCAATATGAAATTGAGGACCTGACACCGTGAAAGAATTAGCCATCTTGTATCGAGAACTGCGTAATCTTCGGCTCGACAAGCAACATGAGGTGGATGAACTGACCGCACGCGAAGCGGAGGCTAAACGCGGCCTGATTGCCGCGCTCGTCGATGCGGGGATGGATGGCTTGGTTGCCGAGGGCTACCAATATGCCCTGGAAACCAAAGTGGTGTATTCCCCGGTTGACTGGAGTGCGCTGTACGCGTTTATCCGCTCTACCGATGCGTTTGATTTGCTGAATCGCGCGCTGAATCAGGCGGCCGTCCGACATCGCATAGATGATGGCATCGCCGTTCCGGGTATTAGTAATGTGGATGTGATCAACTTATCAATGAGGAAAGCCAAGTGAAGCACCAAGATCTAGCCAATACGACTGATGAACTTATCCCCGCAGAAATCTCTGACGAACTCGCCGCCCTGGCCATGGATGACCGCGCCAATGAGGTCGTCCATGGTGGGACGATTGGCACCCGCGCCGGTATTTTGAAGTACAACGGGCAGACAATCCCCGGCAACAGGCTCGATGTGGTCGTGCTGAATAGCGCGCACGAAAACCGATATTATGAGGGCAAGTACGATGCGGATGATTTGGCGTCCCCCGTCTGCTTCGCGCTAAGCGCGTCGGGTTCCGACATGGCCCCGCATCCGAGCTCCAGTGCGCCGCAGTCGGACAGTTGCACCACCTGCCCTAAGAATCAATGGGGATCTGCCGCGCAGGGGAAGGGCAAGGCCTGCAAAAATACCCGGCGTCTGGCTTTAATCCCGGCGAGTGCTCTGGAAAGCGACACCGCGATTTTAAGTTCGGAGATTGCCATTCTTCGTCCGCCGGTGACGAGCGTGAAGCGGTGGGCTAATTACCTGTCCGAGGTTTACGCGCTTACCCGCCTGCCCGCGCTGGGTGTGATCACAACCATCTACACGGAACCTGACGAGGTGTCGCAGTTCAGATTGTGCATGAAGTTAGCGGGTGTCGTGCCAAAAGAGCGCCTATCTACCCTTCTGCGCCGCCGCGCCCTGGTTGATGACGTGCTCATGCGGCCCTACGAGGCCCATGTAGAGAGCACCAAGGTCGAGAAATTCTAATGTACGCCATCGACTTTGAAACCGAGGCCATCGACGATACGAGCGCAACACCGCCCCGGCCGGTAGGTGTTGCGCTTTCCTCACCCGACAGTGAACCAATTTACATGGCGTGGGGGCACCCCACAGGGAATAACTGCACGCTGTCAGAGGCAAGACAGGCACTCTCCCGCCTATGGGGTGGCGATTTGGTGATGCACAATGCCAAGTTCGACCTAGCCGTAGCGAAATATTGGTTAGATCTCCCGTGCCCGGCCTGGGATAAGCTGCATGACACCATGTTTCTGGCTTATCTGTTGGACCCCAACGCCACCTCTCTGGGATTGAAACCACTGGCAGAGCATTATCTACACCTGGCCCCGGAGGAACGCGACCTGCTGACGGATTGGATTGTGGAGAATGTCGCGGCCTGCCGTACCCGCAAGCAAGCGGGGGCCTATATATGTTGCGCCCCCGCTGATCTCGTCGCCCCCTATGCCATGGGTGACGTAGCCCGCACGCTGGGACTCTTTGCCCGCCTCCACGCGGAGGTCCTCGAATTGGGGATGTCCAACGCCTACGACCGGGAGCGCAAACTACTACCCGTCCTCATGGAAGTGGAGGCGCGCGGCGTCCGGCTCGATGTGGAGCGGTTGTCCGCTGACCTGAACACCAGCGCAGAGGCGCTTGCCCGTGCTGAAACCGCGCTCATGGACCGTCTAGGGGTCGTCAATTTGGACAGCGACGCGGAACTGCTGGAGGCTCTGACCTGCGGCGGGCACGCGGACCCAAGTAAACTGCTGCTGACCGCCAAAGGTGCGCAGAGTGTGGGCAAGCAGAGTCTCGCAGCGGCAGTGGCGGACACCGACTTGTTACAACTATTACGGTATCGCGGCGCGCTGTCTACCGTCACACGCACGTTTATGGTGCCCTGGTTGGAAATCGCTGCGCGGGGTGCGGGGCGCATTTACCCGAAATACAACCAGACGCGCAATGCGGCCGGCTTCGGCACCCGTACGGGGCGGCTGAGCAGTTCAGGCCCCAATCTGCAAAACGTACCAACCCGCTTCGACGTGTTGCCGCCCGATGGCTACCCGGAAATTCCCAGCTTGCGCAGTTATTTGCTGCCTGAACTGGGGGCAGCGTGGGTAACGGGCGACTTGATGAGCCAAGAACCACGGCTGGCGGCGCATTTTGAGAATGGCAGGCTCCTGGCCGCCTACAACGCGGACCCCGAGTTAGATCCGTACGTTTTCGTTACGGAGATTGTCGGCGCGGGCACCACGCGGAAAATGGCGAAAACGATTTTCCTGGGGCTTCTGTATGCCATGGGTCAAGCGCGGCTGGCGGAAAGTCTTGGCATTGATATTGTGGATGCCAAGCGGATGAAGGGCCGTATTCTGAGTGAATTTCCTGACTTGGGGACCCTCATTCAGACCTGCAAAACGCGGTTTCAGCGCGGGGGCAAAGTCCGCACCGTGGGGGGTCGCGTGATGTTCTGCGAGCCCCCGACACTCTCGCCGGAGGGCGGCGCCCGCTCGTATGAATACAAGGCAATCAACACGCTGATTCAAGGGAGCGCGGCCGACCAGACAAAGGAAATGTTGATCCATTTACACGCCAGCGGCGCGACTATTCTAGGCACGGTGCACGATGAAATCAGTATCAGCGCAGCGCCGGGTCAGTTATGGGAGTCGGCCTATCTTGCCGCAGCAAACGCGCTGCGCGTGGATGTCCCGATGCGCGTATCGGTCAAATCAGGCAACAACTATTCAGAGGCAACAAAATGAGCAAATTAACGAACACCCTAGACGCCGCCGAAGAGGCGCTTTACGATGCCGTGAAACTTTATGACCAGTACCGCTACGATCGCGCCTATGACGAAGATTTTATTGCCGAACTATCCGCCATAGCCAAGCGTGTGAGCGCGCTGAGCGATGCGCTGGCCAACGTAGAGTGGGAATATATAATATGATGCCGGCGCGGGCGGAGTCGTACAGTTCCATATCCCTCTGGGAGCAATGTCCTGCGAAATACAAGTTCAAATATATCGACAAACTTGCAGACCCCGCAGGCCCCGCAGCGGCGCGGGGTACGGAGATTCACGCGCACTTAGAGGACTTTTTTGCCGGTGGCGCATGGCCAGAGGCGTGTACCTCGCTGGACCCCTGGCGCGAGTTTATCGAGTCATTGCGGCGTGAGCATGTCTGTCAGCCCGAGCTGGAGTTGGCCGTAGACCCGCACTGGGCGGCGGTAAGTTACTCGGACGCCACCGCCTACTTTCGCGGAAAGATTGACCTTGTACTGACGACTGCTGCTGGGGCCGTGACGGTTCTGGACTGGAAGACCGGCAATCGCTACGACTCGCATAAGTCACAGGGGGCGGCCTACGCGTCCTTACATAACGCGGCAGCGCCATTACTGCCAACCACACCCGGCAGTCCGGTCAAGAGCCTCACCGTAGCATTCATTTACTTAGACAAGCCACCCGGCACGGTAGATACGTGGCAGTACGCGCACGACGATTTTCCGCGCTTGACCAAGGGTATCGACGTGCACATCGCCAGCATAGCCGAAAATCGCGGGTCAGAAAATTTCCCGACCCGACCCGGTACCGGGTGTCGTTGGTGCCCCTACAACGTGGATAATGGTGGCCCCTGTTTGCGCGGCATGGTTGTCCGTCGGTGAGGCGCCTTGAATCGTCACTGGAACGGGCTTTCGGGGAGCAGATCGGGCGCTGGGCGTCATCGGTCGGGGTTGACCTTCAGTATATAAAGATGACGCCTGCCGGTGTTCGTGGGTGGCCGGACCGCGTAATACTTTGGAATGGTTCGGGGATACTTTTTATTGAGTGGAAGCGCAGCGGGGAGAAGTTGCGGCCTTTGCAAGCACACATCCATGACAACCTACGGCGGATGGGCTTTGATGTTAGAACATTTGATACCCTAGATGCTGCACTCGTTGAGGTGAAAGAACTAATATGCAACCGACTTTGCCCCTGTGGGCAGCGCGCGATTATCAACTGCGCGCCGTAAAAATGCTCCTTCAGAATGGTGCGGCTGGGCTCCTTCTCTATCCGGGCATGGGAAAGACATCTATTGTCTTGGAGTCATTCAGGATACTGAAAGAGAAGAACCTTATTGATAAGCTTTTCGTTGTTGGACCGCTTCGGGTCATAAGCTCGGCGTGGCCACAAGAATTGGCTAAGTGGAGTAATTTTTCTGGCCTCACGCATTCCATAATTCATGGTGGGCGCGACAAGCGAAAGAAGGCGCTAGCTGCGAATGCTGACGTGTACTTGATGAATGTCGAGGGGATTTTAACGGAATTCAATGACGCTTTTGCAAAGTGGGTTGATGGTGCGGGGCGCGTGATGCTCGTTCTTGACGAATCCACACTGTTCAAGAACAGCGGCTCACGTCGCTTCAAGATAATAAAAAAATTCCTTAATCTGTTCTATAAGCGATATATTCTGACCGGAACGCCGATGCCGAAGTCCATTGAGAATTTGTTTGGTCAGATTTTCCTGTTAGACCAAGGGGCTAGCCTGGGGCGCTATATCACGCACTTTCGGCAGGAATACATGACGTTAAAGTACGATGGCTCATGGGAACCCATGCACTCCGCGTTACCCCGGATCGCAGAGCGCATCGCCCCGTTCACGCTGCAACTTGACGCCAACGAGTACCTTACCCTGCCGGAAGTCGTTACGTTAGATCACTGGGTCACGCTGCCCGTCCGCGCCATGCACTCCTATAAGGAACTTGAGCGCGAATTCATCGCGGAGTTGGACGGCGCAACCATCGTAGCGCCGAATGCGGCGGCGGCACTTACCAAACTTCGGCAAGTGGCTGGCGGCGCGGTCTACGTCCCCACAACCAAAGATTGGGTCCATGTGCATCGCGCCAAGTTGGATGCGCTCACCGGCATCCTTGAGGAGCTGGACGGCGCACCCATGTTGCTGTTCTATCACTACGATCACGAGCGCATACGAATTCAGGAGGCCTTCCCGGGCACACCCGCCATCCGTGGGGGTTGCTCCATCGAGGAAGCCAATATTCAGATTGCAATGTTTAATGCTGGGCATTTGCCACTGCTCCTAGTCCACCCCGCAAGCATGGCGCATGGTGTAAACCTGCAAGAGGGTCACGCGCAGCATGTTTGCTGGTTCGGTCTTTTCTATGACCGCGAGCAATACGACCAAGCGAACGCGCGGGTCGCGCGGAGCGGCAACAAGAGCTCTCATGTCTTTGTGCATCGAATCCTCGCTACCGGGTCAGTCGATGGTGTCATGTCTAAGGTCTTGGAGTGTCGCGGTAATTTTCAGGAAGCGTTTTGTCGGTTAATTCGGGAACAAGAGGGTATGGAATATGAGTGCGAATAGTCATCAAATCGGCGGCTCCCACTACATGAACCAGGGGGCAGAGCTTCAGCATTGGGACGTTGTACATATCCTGGGGCTGGGCTACTTCGAGGGGCAGATCACAAAATACCTTTTCCGCCATCGGCGTAAGGGGGGTGTCCAGGACCTGAAAAAAGCGGCTCACTTTCTGGAAAAGTTAATCGAGCTGGAGCTCGCGGAGACCGCAAGCAGCCCCGCGCTAATCGTTTCCCTGGAGCACACGCTATGAACGAGCACATTACCACAAGAGATTATTTTGCCGCGATGGCGATGCAGTCGCTTTTGTTGACGGGGGTCGAGGGGTCCGACTGGCGGGAGATTGTGGCGGCGGAAGCTTACCATATCGCGGACGCCATGCTTCTATTGAGTGGCCCGCAAGAGGATGTGCGCCCGCATGAGCGGTGGCGATCGCTCACACCGCGCAAGGGGCGTGGACATGAGTAAACAAGCCACACGGTACTCGGACTTAGATTCTCTGCGCGTTGCTCAGGCGTACCGTAGAGGGGACATCAATGCAGAAAATCCCGTGCATATTGTGGCTACCGCCGCCTACGCCGTAATTGTTCTTAGCCTTTTCTTCATGTTTGTTTAGGGGGGATATCATGTTCGAGTTTTTCTCTGTGATCGCGGTTGTGGGGTGGGTTGTGGGGTGGCTTGTCTTGTTGCAGACCATCCCCGATGAATTCGTCTGTCTCGGGTGTAATCGCGTGCGGCCGACCACCTCGAAGAAGATATTTTTCCATCGGAAACTGTGCGCGAGTTGCCTGGGGGGTGCGTCATGCCAATGACGCCCTTGCATATCTGGCCCGCTGCGGCGCTAAAAAATCCGTGGCCGTTTATCTATGCCAATGTCCTGATTGATTTTGAACCCATCTACATCGCGCTATCGGGGGCGCATGTGCCGCTGCACGGCATATTCCATACCTGGCTCGGCGCGCTGTGCGTGGCGCTGGCCGTCTGGGGGTGTTCGCTTGGTTGGGCGTGGGGCCTGGGGGCGCTGTTCGGGGCAGTCTGCCATCTCGTCTTAGATGGGTTCATGCACAGCGACGTCCTTCCCTGGATGCCCAAAGACATTGCGCTGGTGAATCTAGTGAGTCTTATCCTCACTGCGGTGACACTGCCCTTTATCGGGCGAAGTTGCCGCGCGGCGGGGGCATGGCGCCCTCAACGCATCTGGCCGGTCTTCGCCTTACTTATCGGCTGGTTCGTGGCGCTGCTAGAGTCTAATTATTGGTTGGCGGTCGGCGTGACGTAAGTTCGCCGCGAAGTGCGCGGGCCAGTACCTCGGCCCGCAATGCCTCGTCGCTCGTCCCTGGGCGCATGCCCGCACCCAGGCGAGCCCCGAGGCGATTATTTCTGAAATCCATCTCCGACGATTGGCGTGCTTCGGACAAGGCATTGGGTGTCCCCTCGACGAACTCATCGTAGGCGCCTTTCCCCAGGCCGAGGAGTTCATGCGCGCCGGTCACTGTCCGAGAGACCGCCGGCCCATAGTCCCGTGCGAGGAGCGCACTCCAGAGTGCGTGGCGGTAGGCATCTTGCGGCCCCTCTGCCGCCCCCGGTAGTCCGCTCTGCTCGGCCCCGGATTGCGCTTGCTCTGCGCGCAGGAGTTCAAGAATCGTTGGCATGGTCTGCCCACCCCAGCGCCACCCTCACATCTTGCACGAGGGCGTTATCGAGTGTATTGCTTGTCCTGGCGGCTAAGCGGTCCAAGCCGGCGAGGGTGAGGCGGGTCAGTACTTTCTCAAAGAAAGCCTCTGTCAGCACATGCGCCAACAAGGACCACACGGCGGCCTGCAAGGCATTTAGGATACTCGACCCCATTACGTCCGACCTCCCCACGACAAACTATAGTGGTTCCCGTCGGGCTTGGAGAACCTACCACCCCAAGAACCCCCAAGCCCCTCCCAAAATACACCGAGTGGCAAGTGGTCGCTCGTTGACGACAGAAACACGCCATCCCGAAACAGATTGAAATCTACCGCGAGGCGGTCACGGTGCAAGCTGTTTCCGATGCCCAGCCCATGCGCGACGTTATAGGCGGATTGCTCGGGTGTGCGCCACGCCTCACCAAAAGACAGCTCGTAGCCATGCGCGTAGGCCCACGCGATAAGCTCCCCCACCATGCGCGTGAATTGCCGCTGAGACTCACCGAGCTTCAGGCTCATCGCATTGCCTCTTAGTTTATAATCTCATGCCACGCATCGCCGGGCGCGTACCCGGATATTTTTATCCAGCGGTAGGGAAGGTCTTCTCGACGCACTACCGCACTCTGCCGGTTGTCCAACACCCACCCATGCCACTCCAGGATGCAGTGCCCCGCGCCTGTCTCGTCCCGACAGACCACGAGCCGCGTATCGCCGACCCCCGCCACGCGCAAGGCAGCGCGGCACGCCAACGCGAAATCCTCGCAATCCCCCAGTAACTCGACCCCGGCAGGAAGCTCCCAATGCTCTAGCTCGCCGTACTGTTCCAGATCCGCCAGGTACGCAAACCGAGCGAGTACCGCCTTGAATACCTGCTCAACGATATCAATGCTCATCAGCAATCCGCCTTTGGATCACGCTGGCGCATCTCAACGCACCCTCTGGGTGGGGTCACTTCGTCGCCAGTCCTGAACGGGCCCGATTGTGTGGGGGTGTCAGCGCAGGACACCAGTAACAAGCAAAATATCAGACTCGCAATGTGCTTCATACCTTCGCCTCAATCAGTGCCTTGAGTAGTCGCTCCTGAAGTTCCGACCGCTCGTTCAGCGCCCGCATGACATCATCGCGCAACTTATCAACCGCGCTCGCCAGGCGAAGCCCCATGCCATCAATGGATTTTTGCTGCTCTCGAATATCCTCCTCTAGGGAGTCAATTCGCCGCAATTCGTGTTGCTTGAAGTCCTTGAGCTCTGCTCGAAATCGGGCATCTAAGGCTTGGCCATCCGCCGTGCTGAAGGAGGACGCTCGGATCGCAGCAATGGCTTGCGTATTTTCGCGCACTTGCGCGATAAGCTGGGAGATAAAATAGCCCACGATGGCGAGTAACAGCGCCACCAAGCCGCTAACGATTGCAATCCCAGAAACCGGGATAATTATTGAATCTGCGCCAGCCATAGCCGATGCCCCTTAGCCGCGCCACGCGACGCAAATATGCAGGGAAGAAACGAGCAAATTATGGGCGTAAACACCAAAAGGGCGAATATCTGCACAACCTCCAAGGTGATGGTAAATGCAGAATAGTAGTCATAAAGCCAATACGTCTGCGCAGCAAAGTCCACGAACGAAAGTAAGTTAATGACCACCAGCATGAGGGCCGACGCGCAGACAACCCGACCTTGCCGCGTGCCTGACCAAGTGCCAACCATGCCGATTGCCACATTTACCGCGCTCACAAAAAGGAAATACTCAGCACCTAACGACGTGGCGTCTAGTAGGGTCGGCAATGCGTTCAGCACCCCGAAAACCACACAGAGAAGATAGGCTTTTGTGTTCCCCATTGAGAGAATGGAGGCGGCGATTATCGCCGCGCTCTCAACAGTTGCGATGCCCGAAGGGCTCATCGGCGCTTGCCGCCGCCCTTGCGCGGTGTGGTCTTTTCCGGCTTCGGCGGCTGGTCGCCCTGCCCGGCAGTGGTTTCGTAGTTCTGCATGGTGTGCTCCTTGTGGTTGTGCATATCAAACAATGATTTCGGCTTCAAAGGTTACCCGCACAGTGAAAGTATCCGTCGGCGCAGCTATGCGCCGCACGGTGATATCAATGACCGCCGTCGTTACCCCTGCGACAGAACGCACCAAACTGAATGTGCGGAGAGTCCCCAGCCCAACGAATACTCCAGCCGCTGCCGGGGTATTCGTCATAGTACCAGATACCGCCGCCCAAGAAACTTCATAAAGCGACCCTGTTACTGGTAGTGCCCAAGTGCCGGATGCCGATCCAGAGATGCCCCCGGTAGTCTGGAACAGCATAGACGCCGTGGCCGTACCGCTGGTTACCCCATCACTAATGAAAGTAGGTACCGCACCGGGGGTAAGCTGACTACTGCCGCCGCTGCCCGCGAACAAGTTACCCAAATCGGTCCCCGCCGGATTAAAAAAGCGGGTCACTACCCCGCTATTCCCGGCGGCGAAAAGGTTGCCCAGGTCCGTACCACTGGGGTCGAAATATCGGGTCACGATGCCGGCATTACCCGGCGCAAAGATTTGAGCGAAGCTCCTCCCATCCGGGATAAAGAATTTTTCTCCGGCCATTACACCATCTCCAGCGCATCGAGGCGTGACACCACATCGGCCATCACGGCGCAGAGCATGGCCGTGTAGTCTACGGAGTTAGCCGCGCCAAGTTCATCCTTAATGACATACTCGGGGCGGTACTTGTCCATCTCTTCCGCAATGATCCCCGTCGAGGGGCTACCATCCGAACGGCGAGTGAAGTCCACAAATCGGGCGATTCGGCTGAGGCCCAGCTTAGCCGGCACAATGTCGGTCTTATATTTCAGTGCGGAGGCCGTCAAGTGGGATGTGGCGTAGACGGCCGACCAGATATTACCCGTCGTACCGAGTTGTTTGGTGTTGTCCGTCCACGGGAAGAGCCCGTTGGCGTTGACAAATGCCACGGCAGTGCTCTCGGGGGCAAAGTTAATTCGGCCGCCTGCTGTATTGGATTGTAGATAAAGACTACCCGCATCCGCAACGAGAGCAAAATCGTTACTCACACCGGCCCCAGTGGCACCACCACCCCCACCCCCCAGCAACGCCAAACTAGCGCCGGCCACGGTTTGGAAAACGCCATAATTAAAGCTTGCGGAAAGCGTAGATCGCATGGTGAACCATGAAGAGGGTACGGCGATAGTCGGCCGAACGGAGAAAAGCACATCAGCCGCAGAAACGCGCAGCGTTTCTGCGTTGTTTACCATGCACCGTATGGTGGAAGGTGTTGTGTTCGTGGCCGACGAACCACTGAGCACGATCCCAGTCGGGGTCGTGGACCCTGCCGAGAGTTCCACGACGGTATCATTTGCAAAAGTGTTCAAGGACGCCAAACCGCCCGCCGTGGCCGCCGACAAACGACCGGCCCCGGTCAGACGGGCCATACCGACATTAGAGCCTGTGGATAACAGACTGCCTCCGGTGACTTCCCAGCTTTGCGCGCGCGTGGTACCAAGCACATCCAGCTTATAACCGGCATCAACCGCACCGTTAAGTACGGTGTTGCCGGAAGCCCGGAAGATGCGCATCACCGTGGTGAGTGCTGCGCCGGCATCCGTGTAGGAAATCAAGTCAAAATCAGAGCCGGCGTTGCTGCCACCCTCCGCAGTAACGTTCTTGCCCAAGCTCCAGCGGGTAAGCGCGCCAGTGCGGAGAGTAAGCGTACTGGCAGCCCCAGCGACGGACAGGATATTCACAATTCCCGTGCCCGAGGTGGCGTCAATCGTTAAGAAAGCGCCGGCTGACGAAATCGACGCGCTCGGAAAGCTCCAACTGCCCGTCGCAAGGTCGTAGGTCGTGGTGAATCTGAGCGCGCCACTTGCTGGATTGTAGGACCTGAAATACGCCTTGTCGTCGGGGTGGGTAACCTCAAGCCCGAACCAATTAAACCCCAGCTGCTGGATATCGAGCCCAGCCACACCCGCAGAAACGGGCGAGTAAATCATCTGCACTTGTGGCGAGGCTTTTGTAATGGTTACGTTGCCGGTGACATTGGGTGCCGCTGCATCCACCGACAGCGACCAGCCGCTGTTTTTGCGCCCATAGAGCAAGTTATCGTTGGGCGCTTCACTAATGCTGCCGCTCGACCCTATGACGAAATCAAACCCGCCGCGATTGATGATGACGCATTGATTGGTGTCGTTAAGGTTGGTCGTGTCTTTGCGCGCTATAATCTCAACGAGCAGGGCACCATCACTCAACCGGGGGGATGGCTTGTACGCACTACGGTCGAAGACAATCTGCGAAATGGCAGTCGGCAGGTCGGTATAGGTTCGCTGCCCATAGACCCAGACAAAGGAATTGTAGAGGAAATACAGTCTATGGATGACCGTGGTACTTACGCCCCCGGGAATAGCGGTAACCACCCCGGCCCCGGTGGGGTCATAGCTCCCGATGGGGGCAAGGGCGGTAAGCGCCTGCACCGTACTGACCCCGGCCGTTGGGAAAAAAGAAATGTCGATTTGCGACGGGAAAGTTAGTGTATTCGGGTCGTCGTCGTCCCCGGCATTGGCACCAATGAGGAACGCCTGCCCCCCTTGAATATCCATGTGCAGGGTGTTGCTACCGTTCGCGGTAACCTGCCCGCCGCTGATTAGCGTATTGGACAGAATGGAAACAGCATCCCGCGCGAGGTAGCCATCGTCCCCGAAAATCGCGGGGCGCGTGGAGACCGACGACACGGTGCCGGCAACATGCGCTGCCGCACCGACGACAATGTAGTTACGGAGTACCGAGGACGCCAATTGCCCGCCAAATTGCTGAACACTGCCCGCGCTATCCATGGCGAAGGTTGTGCTATAGCTGGAGGTCAGGCCGGTGAGTGTTACTGTTTGTTGAACCCACGTTACGGAGATTGCATTCTCAGAGCCGCGATCTCCGGGCGGGATGATGAACCCCGACCCGGCCGGAATGGTGACCTGTGTCGGGCTGGCAATGGACAGCGATGGGTAGATCCCTGAGCCGGGGCGCAGCCAGCCGGATACGCAATTCTGCTCCAGGGTTGTGTCTAGCGTGCTCGATGACTCCGTATTCAGCAAAAAAGCCGCGCCATCATACAGGGCTATATAGAACTTCCCCGCCTTGAGATCACCGGCGATAAGCTGAATACCGGATGTAGTTAGGACACTCCGCGCGCCGATGCCATTAATGTTCAACGTGACCGCGCCGGTATTGTCGGCGGACGCCTGGAAGACGATTAGCTGCCCGGAAAAGTATGCCGTTGGGCTTCCGATCATAGACCCGGTTAGCGTATTGGGTCCGCTTAGGATTGTAACGCGAATATGCCGACCATCCTGCACTAAGCCTAGCGTGGCGTACTGATTGCGTAGGGTTGGGTCGCTGCACGCGGTATGGTGGAAGCTGTTCATCGGCAAGTTTGCCGTCGGATTGGTCTGCCCATCCTTGGCAATACTGTTCGTGAGCGCATCGCCGAGATCCGGCATTGTGGTATTTGCCCAAGAAGATTCTATAGGCGTGCCAGAAACTACCGGGTTACCGGAAGGTAGCGTATAAGATCCAGACCCATTGCGTGGCATGTTCAATCCCCAGCATAAATGCCGGCACCGGTGCCAGCCGAACGGAATAAATCATCGAGTGCTTGCGCGTAGGGTGAGGTGATTATGCGGCGACCACCGGAACTACCAACCCACATGTGCGGAATCCCGAGCCCAGCGCGCAACCCATCGGTACGTTCGCCGGAAGAGGCGAGTAATTTCCGATACAAGTCACGCTCTTTGGGAGACAAGAGTACTTCCTCCGTAGAGCCCAACTTAGGCGCCGTGGGCGATCCCGACAATTTATTGCTGAGAATAGCCCGGAAATCCGCTTTATTTGCGCCTTGCTTCAATAGGTCAGCAATCTCCCCACCCTTCCCCGCACTCACGAGAGCTTCCACTTTAGACGGTGTAACGCCTTCCGCAGTCAACTTCCGCGCCGCAGATCCGCGCACGCCGAAAGAACCCAATGCAGAGCCGTACGCCTTATCCGCCGCTTTTAGTGCGTCGTATTGCTCTTTTGGCAAACTCGCGGCAAGGTCTGAATCAAGGGATGCGCGTAGCCGAGCCGCCAAATCTTTCGCGCGCTTAACTTCTGGGTTGCCGGTGCGCGCATAGAGCGCCGTATTGCTCCGGTATTCCTCGTTCAGTGCGCGATACAGGTCTCGCGCTTCGGCCGTGGGGAGCGCGGTAATTTCTTCTACGACCTCAAACCCAGCACCAGCGCCGCGCGGCGTCTGGCTCCGAAATACTGCCTCCGCAATGTCCGGGGACGCGGAGCGAGCCAATTCTCTGGACACGTCGGATAAGACCACCTCGCCGGTAGCCTCGTTGGTGGCTTTGGCCTGCGCGTAATCCGCATTAATGGCCGCCTTTCGTTGGTTCAGAGCCTGGATAATCTTCTCGCCCGACTCCAGCGTATCACCACCCCGCAACCGCGCCGCCAAATAATCTTTTACTTGGTCGGCTGTCTTGGCATACAGCTTTTTACCCAGATATGAGCTACCCAACCCCAACGCACCGCCCATGGCACCCAGACCACCCCCCAAGAGCATCTGTTCGGTCAGCTCACCTTCCGCCGCAGTCGGCGACAACGCACCCCCCAGGACACCCCCGACAGTACCTGCCCGAACGGGGGCGGCGGCAATGGCGCGGCCAAGGGGGGCGAGTTTACCCAATGCCGCGCCTGGCACGACCGCCATACCCAGCTCACCGCCCAAATGCCCCAAAGACCCGGCCCAGGTACCCGTCAATGCCTCGTCACGCTGGCGGCGCTCATCTTCCTCACGTTGCAGCTCGGCCAAGCGGGCATCATCCCCCACGGCCCGATTATAAAGCTGCTGCACTGCCGAGCCAACATCGACGACCGACTTACCAGCGCCTGCCATGACATTCTCATAGTCACCTATATCCACTGGGCTGTAATCTTGCGCGGACTGCTGTTGGGGCGCTGGCTGCGCACTGAGCGCCTGTATTCTACGGGCGATGGCCGTAGCGGCAGCGGCATCGCCAGCGGCGTCCGCCTTGCGCAGTGCTTCGAGGAGTTGTTCCCTTGTAGTCATCGCCCCCCTCCCAAATACTTATTGACTAGCTCATCGTCTGACTGTGCCTGCGGTGGGGTAAATGGCTGGCGCTCTTGGCTAAGCATTTTATTCGACTCTGCAAGCGCTTCCGATGCATTGCTGCTATCCCTGGATATTGCATCCTCCATACTGCTCATAGCCGACTGGAACTGCTCGTAGTCCATGAATAGGTTCGGGTACTGTTTCGAGATGCGTGCGTATTCCTTTTCCGTATCCGACCCCCCAATTTTGCGCAAATCGTCCAATGCCTGCGGGATAATGACGCGGTACAGTCTCTGCTTCTCCGGCGACATTTTATAAGCGCCTACGAAGCTAAAGAGCGGATTCTCGGATGCCGCCAGCGCCCCCTGGATGCGATCTAGGGGGAGGAATTGCTCTTTTGGAAGCGTCTTTAGCTTGGCAATCGTACCCTCCAAGCGCGCAGAACTCTCAACGATACGCTTTGCCTCAGTACCCTGTTTGGTATACAAATTCCGCTCGGTTGCCGTGAGCCCATCGGGGCGGCTGCTACCCCGGCCACGGAAATCGGCAAACTGCTTTTGCTGCTCGGGGGAGAGTGCTTGGTACTGCGCAAAAGTGAGGTCCGTATCTGCGGGGGCCCGGCGTAACTCGGCGGCTTGTTGCTGCTCTCGCTGTTTACCGGCGGCATACTCGGACGCAATGTTTCCGGCGGTGGCCTCGTCCATCCCGTAATACTGTGCCGCGAGGCGGACGGCGGACGGGCTCAGCCCAAGGCTCTCGATATTCTGGAAGAAGGCGGCCGGGTTCTTCTGTTCCAAGGCCTTCTGCTCCCGCGCCTGCGCCTGCTGGAAAGCATCCTGCTGGAGGGCATCCAGCTGCGCG